TTACCCATTGGCGCGGCTTAAGAGCTTATTTTTGAATTCACAATGGTCACGATATAACCATCTTGCTCGCCCGTGGATAACTTTGGCTTTAGGCAGGTCTCCGGACTTAATCCGGTCATAGATGAAGGTTTTACCGAAGCCAGTATCAGCCATGATGAATTTCAAATCAACCAGTGAATCAGGCTGTAGTTCGTGTTGCATGAGTGCTATCTCCGAATAGGGAATCGAACCTGCAAATCAGGCAATAAAAAACCGCATTGATGCGGCGATGGTAGGTCTGGATATCTTGATAAATGAAAATGCCTCATCGAGTGTGAGGCGGGTTAGTCCTTGCGTAGCTCGCTGATTCTTCTGTAAGTCTCTGGTGCTTTGTTCCCGTACGTCTTCATTTCAGACTTCAACAGAGCAACGAGTGAATCCCATTCGTTGAGGATTCCTTTGAATGCCGGAACGCGCTTTGCAACCTTGTCGAATGAATCTCTGATTTCTGGAATCTGCTCAACAAGTGCAACGCATCGTCGGAAATCTGCTGCGTCATGTGGAGCGCCGAAGTGATGACCATAGATATTCTTTTTCAGTCCACATGCGATTGAGGCAATAGTTGCGCTACTGATGCCGACATCGCCAGTCGATTGCCATTTCAAAACCTTCATAGCCAAATCTGACATTTCTTGTCTCCAATAAAAAACCGCCATCAGGCGGCTTGGTGTTCTTTCAGTTCTTCAATTCGAATATTGGTTACGTCTGCATGTGCTATCTGCGCCCATATCATCCAGTGGTTATAACAGTCGTTGATGTTCTCTGCTTCGATAACCCTGTTGAATGGTTCTCCATTCCATTCACCTGTGACTCGGAAGTGCATTTATCATCTCCATAAAACAAAACTCGCCGTAGCGAGTTCAGATAAAAGAAATCCATCAATTGGTTAGGGTTTTTGTAATTCTACGAATTATGTTGTTTTTTAGCTTCAGCTTTCCATTCATCAAAGGCAGTGTCTTTGTTCATGGTGCTGATATTGATCTTACGGTCAATATCATATACACGCCACTCACCGTTAGGCCTCTCTTCGCATCTAACTAAGTATGAATTGCCATTAATATCTATGCGTCTGTCTATTTGCATGAACATTTTCAATTTTCGAATCCTCTTTAATATGCATTTTTTGCTATTTCAGTAGTTTACTATTGATGAGGCGTTATTATACACACTTCATTAATGCAAGCATCTTTATGCTATGCTACTAATTTAGCAATTGATATTCACCTTTATCGCGTATACCTTTACCGGCTTATCACCGAAGTGGGGGTGTGTGATTGTTTTCACTTCATATCCTCCATACGGAACATCAATTCTGCGACTGGAGTCGTCGCGCTTCGGATATCCCTTTGTGATAATCAGGCGGTCATACTCCCGGAACATAATTCGCTTATTCCAATAGTCATTACACAGGCGATACTCTTCCGTTTTCTCTCCTCGAATCATGGCATCGAAGTATTCACCTTTGACGGCAAGTTGTAGGTTAGCCACGGTTAACCTCCTGCGGAGTAGCCTTTACAAGCACTGGTGCAAATCCATCTTCATTAAGGTTATGAATATAGACTTCTGTTCTCCTGCGCTCTTCAACGTTTAATATTGTTTCTGGATCATAAACCCATACTTTCATTCGACTATTCCATGAAGAAATCGCTTCAGATCTAGTTCGTTTTTCTGGTCCTTGGGCACCACATTTGCATGACACATAGCGCATTTTCCCTCTGATACTGAATGAGTATCCGATGTTAAGCACAGTGGAACCACAGAATGGGCAGCGATATAGATTCATAAATCATCCACCTTAGGCGCAGCTGAGACAGCAACATTCCAGAACTCAGAAAACATATTGTATGCACCAGATAGATTGGAAGTGGCATACCCTCCAAGCTCACTTCTAATCTGAACGGCTCTCATCATTTCCGGTGTTAACTCCTTCGGCACCATAACCCAACCATCCGGAGTTACCGGAGAGTTGCCATCCAGCGCGTTCAACTTGTAAGCCTGGCTTACAGGTTCGGCTTCCAGTTCTGCTATGCGCTTCTCTGATGCTTCAAGTAACGCCTGCTTATCGCGTAGCGCTTCTTCCAGTTCAGCAACATGGCACTCACTATCAATAAGGTTGTTCTCTGCGGCTTCCAGCTCAACACGCAGCTTCCCTACCGTTAGCGCAATATCCTCGTTCTCCTGATCACGGTTTTTGATGTATTGCTGGTTTCTTTCCCGTTCATCCAGCAGTGCCAGCACGGTAGCCGGATTGGCTGCAGCGATGAATTCAGCATTGGCCTGCTGTTCCATTTGGAAATCTTCATCGAAACCGCTTTCAGGATGCGCTCCTTCAATTCTGCAAATAGGAATATATCCAGCAACTTCACGATGAATTAGCGCATCATCACCATCAAATCGGCTTTCTCCATATTCGAGCGACCACTCACCACACGTTGCTTTTTCTGCCGCTTCACGCAGTGCCTGATAGTTAATTTTGGTCATATCACATCACCCTGAAGCCGTTGCATTTACGTAAGAAATCGCAGATATAGCCCTTCATTTTTTCATGCCAATCTCGATCATTCCCATTGCACCAACCATCAGGTGGAGTCCAGTTTTCTATCAGAGCAGCCATTTTCTTTGCTTTCGCCGGAGTAGCTGTTGCGGTATCGCAGTAATGACGAGTGTCAACCAACGCATCCATACCATCGATATCAAGTACGCAAAACCATGTGTGATTCGGCATTTCAACAGATGGTATTTGTTGCCCACGTCGACGTTTATCAATAAGACATACAGTCACTGGTTGCCTCCTTTGCGAAGCTGTTCCGCCCATTCTTCAAGGGATTTCTCCGCATATTCACCAGACAGGCCATCAATCGGACGCGGTTCATTAGCCAACTCTTCTTTTGCTGACAAAATCATGCGTGTAACGTCGAAAACTTCACGCAAAGACTTATTGATAAATCCGTGATTGAACGCAGCAGCAAGACGGCTGGCGGCATAGTTAATCCCCTCGTTGCGTGCTTCCGCACGTACTTCAGCAAGGAAAGCGTCGGTGGCTGGGGTATTTTCCATTAGTTTTTTTGACGTTGACCAAAGCGCGGAAAGCCACTCTTTATCAAACCATTTATCCTTATGGTGAAACATTTCATCAACTGTCTGGTGGCAGCGGGATACCTCAAAAAGGCACCGCGCATTCTCCGCCGCCAGCGCTGAAAACTTCTCGTGTGCCAACTTAACAGCCGAATCAGCCTGCTTAATTGACTCAATCGCTCTCTGTTGGTCTTCGGACAGAGCCGAAATCTTGGCCTCCGCTTCAGCAAATTTACGCACCAGATATTCAGCGTTTGTTTCGTTAACCTTTAAATCTCGTGGAATGCATTTACCTTTCAGAAAACCATCCATCTCAATTAGTGTCATTTGTTTCATTTTTTTCCACTCCGCCACATCGCATTCAGATATTTGTTGTCATTAACAGAACCGAAACTCTTTCTCTTAAGCAATTCCTCTCTCGATGGCATTGGTTTTACGCGTTGGCGAATAATCATTTCTGCCGGAAGAATGCCGGGATTGTATGCAAGTCCTCTCATGATTTACTCTCCATGAACTGGTCAACAGCCATGCTAAGTGATACACCTAACGTCTCGATATGCTGCTGAATATCCTGTAGCGTCTGCGCCTGAGATAACAGGATTTCACGGTTGCATAACTCTTTAACCAGATGCTCAAACTTGCTGTAATAACCGATACGACTGAGCGTTTCTTTCCCTGCATTCTCGCCTTCTTTGATAATTCCTCTTTCGCTAAGAATCAGGTCGTGTTTGGTTCCGGTAATAACGTATTTTCCGAGGTCGATGTTTAGCTTCATTGTTAATTATTCCATGTTAATTTATTCGTATGCCTGCTCTTTCTTCATCGAGTTTTTTTAGCTTGTATCGCATAGCCCTTACTGAATAAATTGAGCGGCAGGTTGCAATTGCTATTTCTTCTGCGGAGAACTTACCGAAAAGTGATACTTCGGCTCTTGTCCAGCGTCTTCCACGAAGTCGGCTAACAATGTCAGCTCCAATCCTTGTTGCTTTCGCCATTACTGCTTTTTCAGTCCTTTCCAGTTTTTCAGCGATAACTTCAACTGGCATTGTTGCCGCTACTTCGCACAAGAAATCGACTTCCCATTTCTCCCATGGAGTCTTTTTCATAGTCGATACCGTTATTTGATAAGAAGTGAAGGTTTCCCAACTTTGAGTTGAGCGCCGGGGATATTTATTCCTGCTTTTAGTTGGTGTTTGATTGCCAGTTTGTCGGCTTTAATTGTCGTTTCAAACTCAACGTATTCAGGAGGAAGGGCGCTTGAGTCGATGATTTCTACAGTTTCTGACGGTTTGCGGATTGTTACTTGGTGAATACCTGCTCGAATCTTTTTCTTGCCAACCATTTCAAGCGATGACGCTATATACGCCATAATGCTGTCAATCTTATTTTGAATTACTGCGGCTCGTTCATTCAGTGACTTTGCCTCGTCCTTGAGGCGTTCAGCATAACCAGATTCATTTTTAATAATGGCGAGAAGTTGCTCTATTTTATCGGTAAATTCTCCTTCCATTCCTTCTATTGTGTCAGCAATCATCTCTGGCTCTAAATCTGAATCCATCAATTTTGCGTATTCATTGGCTATTTCATATAGTTTGCTCACTGGCAACCTCCAGTTTCGCTTTGCATTCTATGTAAATGGCTTGTACGTTCTGCTGCAATTTCATTCCAGATGTCAGGCGATATGCTTCTGCAAAATATCGCTTCAAATCATCCATGTTTTCTGCCTGAGCCATTTCATCACAAAGAAGTTGTGCTTTTTCCATTATTTCCTGCTGGCGTTTCCGTTCATCTTCGCGGATATCTTCCTCTGATTTGTGCGGCATAACTGGTTCCTGATGCATACCTTCATCTTCGTTAAGCAGGTGAATGGCATTATCCAGTCGCTGGGCTTTAGGCCAGTATTTGCTGGCGCGTTTAACTATGGTTTTACGCGCCATCTCTTCCCAGAATGTCTTCCACGGTCCATTCTTTGCCTTGCTCGTTGCTTCCACAGCTTTAATTTCTGCCAGACTCATTTCTTCAGTCAGGTAGTCACCATCTGCTGTTTTAACCGTGCAATAACCTCCAACAATAGAGCCTCGCTCACCAAATGCGTTGTATTTGTGGGTTGGTGCTGAATCAAGGCCATTTGATTCATAGGTGTCGTTTGAGTACACCAGTTTGCATTGCCCCCACTTAATTGATCCTGTCGATTGCGCAAGATGAAGTAATCCCATGTAACTGATATCAAGGCACACCATGCCGTCGCGAGGAACCAGATAAGCAAGTTTGCTGGCCGGGTTTAAGGTGATGCCGATCGCCGCAACATTGATGATGGCGTTCTGTGCGCTGGTTGGATTTGCCAGTGCTGTTTTAGCCAGGTAATCGTTTTTCTGGAAATACTGAATTGCAAACTGGCTTTCCTTAGCCCATGTCACCGTCTGTTCAGTCAATGCTCCGCAGAATAACTGCTCTTGCTGTTTAACGAATTCAACGATATTGCTCATGCAGCTTCTCCATAAATATGTCTGCGTTTGAATATTGCGAAGGCATATTCAGCCTTAACTCTTTCGGTTATTGCATCCCAGAACCATTCAGCGGCTTTTTCCTGATAGTTACAGTCATCATCTTCCAGCCAGTCGATAGCGTCCTTAGTGTGTTCATCTGGTTTATATGAGCGAAGCATTTCGCTTATTGGGTCGCAACGTTTGCAGAGGCGATCAACTTCACTGTTGATTCGCTCGTAATCTTCATCAGTAAAACTTGCGATTATTTGCGATATTTCACGCTTATCATTCAGAGTCAGAATCATCATCTTTCTCCTGTTCTTTGTGCTGATTGAGCATTTTGTTCATCTGACGAATGAATTCTTCGTCTGACCAGTTATCCGTAAAACTCATGGACGGCCTTGTTGTTTCAAAATATCCCAAAGCTTTTCGAGCAAACTTTTCATTCTTGGTTGTTTAAAGTCTGCTCCGGTTAAAATATTTTTTCGTGAATGCTGTACCGATAAAATCGGGTTGAAAGGGCGAACCGATGCCGCCCCTGCAATAGCGAACTGTTGCATAGGATGCTCCTTCTGTTTGATTGCATAACGAAAACGCCTCGAGTGAAGCGTTATTGGTATGCATATAAAAAGGCCCTCACACTGGAGGGCAAAGAAGATTTCCAATAATCAGAACAAGTCGGCTCCTGTTTAGTTACGAGCGACATTGCTCCGTGTATTCACTCGTTGGAATGAATACACAGTGCAGTGTTTATTCTGTTGTTTATGCCAAAAATAAAGGCCGACTATGCGGCTTCGGAAGGAAGTCCAATCATCTTATTCAAATCTTCTACCCGTAAAGCAGGAAGTGCTGTACTTGCTTTATCTGCTTCTTTTGGTAGCAATTCTTTGCTTTCAGGCCAAACTTCAATAAGTCGCTTAACTGTTGTGACTGAGTTCAAAGCAGCCCATACATTTGATTCGATATCCTTTTTCAAGGCTTCAAGGTTTTGTTGCAATGCGCAGATTTCATCAAACCTTTTTGTTATTTCGTGTTCTGCGTCAAACATGCATTTATCTTTAGTCGGAGTAGGGAGCAATATATCTTCTCCGTTGCCGTCTTTCCCATATGAATGCCATCCAACCCTTCTGCCAGATACAGTCAGATAAATCGAAGTAGAACGAACATCGCATGAGTAAAATGAACATCCCAGCTTTTCAAGTTCTTCACTTATAGCTACTAACTTGGATGATAACTGATCCACTTCCTCAGTTTTATTTTTACCGCCAAACGCAATAACTCTGGCGTCAAGTGCAAGCTGGTTCTTTAACTTTGTTACTTCTTCAAGTTCAGTGAAAACCCCAGACTTAATTAAAGCGTTACGAGCGATTTTCTCTTTCATTCTCGTAGTTAAGCGGATTGATGACATATTAATACCTCTCAAATAAGAAAATAAAGGCCACCATCAGGCAGCCTTGTTGTTCTGTTTACCAAGTTCTCTGGCAATCATTGCCGTAGTTCGTATTGCCCATTTATCGACATATTTCCCATCCTCCATTACAGGAAGCATTTCTTCAGGCTTAACCATGCATTCCGATTGCAGCTTGCATCCATTGCATCGCTTGAATTGTCCACACCATTGATTTTTATCAATAGTCGTAGTCATACGGATAGTCCTGGTATTGTTCCATCACATCCTGCGGATGCTCTTCGAACTCTTCAAATTCTTCTTCCATATCTCACCTCAAATAAGTGGTTTGCTGCCTAATTTCATTTTCTGGCAACCAACACAAGTCACACCCATTTCACTGCGTGGCTTGCGGTAGTAAATACGGTTCTGTTTACGCTCGACTTCTTCTTTCTTCTTGCAGCAAAGGCTTCCTAGCGATGCTGCTTTGTCTGCTCTGACGCAACCAGAGAGCTTTAGCGCAATTTTTCGCGCCAGTCGCTGCTCTTGCATCGCCTGTTCACGTTGAGCCTGTCTGCGTGCTCTGCGGCGATTTCTGGCGTTATCGTCAGCCAGATATGTAATGACTACTGTCATGTTGACCTCCGATGAAACAACTTTGGAATTGATAGTGATTGCAAAGTGGTTTCTGGCCCCTCGAACTGAGGGGCAGAAAGAGCATCTCGCCACCTAATAGGTCGATGCTCGGATCGAGAGATTTAATTAACCTCGGTTTTGAAGTTATGCATTCACATAAATCCTCCTACCTCTTGTGCAGCTTTCTTGAATATGGTGGCGGCTGCATAACGCCTATGGAATTGACTTTGGCGGTGACGCGCCGGGTGCTTATCTTCCGGTTGCCGTCGTGCAGCTGCACTTCACGTCACCCCAAAGCCAACTACTCTTTGGTTCCCGCATTTCGGCGGGACAATCCCATCAATGTTAAAGAGCATGCCAATCTGTTCCGTTTGGCTACCAGCGTCCTGCTGATGGCTAAAGAATACTGTAGGTATTTTATTGTGTAAATACCCAAGGTATTTATTTTTGGTGAAATAATGATAAGCAAATGAATACAAAGGATATTTATTTTTTTCGGTGTCTGCTTGTTCAGTGCTTTTTATGCGGGATATGTGAAGTGGATCCCGATAGCTATTGCTGCCGGGATTATGAGTTAGTCAGCGAAGGTTAAGACGAGAATTACCTTAATGATGTCTGCTACAACAGACACGGCCATAGATAAACCAAAGACGATCCAAGCCATAGAGATGTCTTCACTACCATCGTATAGAGTTCCGTAATCACTGGTGTAAGGCGTAAATGTCGCGCCTTGATACAACAGGTATAAGCTTGAACCATAGAGGATAAATGCAGATATCCCTTGTATTGCTATGATCACTAGAATCATGAAACGAGCTGATCTATGCGCCCAAGCCTGGCTTATTTTTTCTGATAGAGATTTCGCAATAAAAGCATGCGCTAAGCCGTAAATTGTCGAGATTGCCAACATCCCAAAAAAGCTTGCTATAGCGGTTCCAACCATAAGCGCCCCTTGCGTGATCAAACCAGCCTTAGTTTTGTCTCAATTGCAACGCCTATAATCTTGCAGTTTCCATTGATTGGCACGAGAGGCCATGCAGGGTTAAGTCCCTTGAGGTATTTATTTCCGCCGTCGATTATCAGCTTCTTGAATGTTGCTTCGTTAGAGTCAGAAAGTTTTGCTATGACCAAGCTGCCGTTGATCGCCTCCCTTCCGGTATCGAAAAGAACGAATGTTCCCTCTGGAATGCTTAACCCAACCGGTGCCGTCATTGAATCACCTTCCACTTTAAGCCAGAACGCATTACCTTGAATATGCGCGTCAGACTCAAGCCAAACATCTATGTCTTTAATGGTGTATGGTTCGCATGCTTCACACCACGAGCCAGCCTGGATACTGCTTAACACCGGATACCTCTTTCCTGCTCTGTATTCCCCTGCATACCTTACGTTGGCATCGCTCTTAAGGCTTTCTGCCTGTTCTGCAACCTTGGCAGCAATTGACTGGCTAAAATCAGCAATTGAGACTTGCAACAGTCGTGCAAAACCAGATGCAACCTCAACGTTTAGCGCGTTTCTGCCATTAAGATAATGCCCTACCGCTCCTTGGGTGATACCCAGTTCATCAGCGATTGAGTATTGGGTTATTCCCAATTCTTTCTTTTTTGACTCATACAAAGCCTTAAGCCGCTTAGCGTCTTCGAGCTGTTCTGTCGTCAGTGATTTTTTATTTTCCATAGCTTAATTCTAATAGCTAAGGTACTTAAACTAAAAATACCCTAAGTATTGATTGCTTTGAATACCTGTAGTATTCTTTGTTCATGGTTAATAACGGAGAGTGCATATGATTCGAATGACACTTGCCGATTACGCCAAAATCCATGGACAGGCTAAAGCAGCCAGTGACTTTGGTGTAATCCAGTGCGCTATCAGCAAGGCCATTCTGGCAGGCCGTAACATTATGGTTACGGTAAAGCCTGATGGCAGTGTGATTGGAGAGGAAGTTCGTCCTTTCCCAAGCAACAAGAAAAACAAATAGTAACACCGCTCTTTAACAGTCATGGTCCTCATTCCCGCCGAAATGCGGGAATACAACGCGCACAAGTTGATGCGCATAACTTCTTATTAGTTAAGGAAATACTTACATATGCAACTTACAAGTACTCGCAAGAAAGCGAATGCAATTACAAGCAACATCCTGAATCGAATTGCTGTACGTGGTCAGCGAAAGGTTGCCGACGCGTTAGGGATTAATGAATCGCAAATTTCGCGATGGAAAGACAGCTTCATCCCAAAAATGGGAATGCTTCTGGCTGTTCTTGAATGGGGTGTTGAAGACGAGGAGTTGGCGGAACTGGCTAAGAAAGTAGCCAGAATGCTGACAAAAGAAAAAGCCCCGAAGAACGGCGAATTCTTCGAGGCCTGATGTAGAAAGACTGGATCAATCCACAGGAGTAATTATGACAAAACAACTCAGTCCTTACCAGGACAAAATTCACAAACACATACTACGTGATCGCTTCCTGTCCAGCTTCAAGCAGCCTGGTCGATTCCGGGCTGAGTTGGAAAAAGTGAAGCTGATGCAGAAGGAGAAAGGTCATGAGTAATCTTGCAACCGTAACACATTTAAGGCCTTCACAACGGCCTGTGGAGCGTCGTGTGGCAGAAGTTGAAGATGGTTATACTGAACCGCCCCGGGAATCCTGGAGACTAAACTCCCTGAGAAAGAGGTAA